TTGTCTACCTAATTGACTTGCAAGAACAGGGATAGTTGTTTGACCAGTTTGCTTACGCTTGTTCAAACCACCACTGATAACATTCATCATAAAGTCAATATCAGTTTCAAATGTAGTATCTGATACAGATTTACCTGGACCTGCATCATTAGCCCACTCGTCTATTTTCTTCTTGTCTTTCTTGTCATCATACTCAATGTCTTTTTTGACTTTCTTACCAGCTTCTTCTGCTTTGTCATCTTTCTCACTAGTAGATTCTTCAGATAACATTGCTAATTTTTTGTAAAGACTAAAGAAACTTGATTCTGACATTCTTTCTTTTTGTTCTCCTTCGGGGTCGTCATCAGGTATGGGATCGTCTCCTTGGTCATCAGGTGTGGGATCGCTCTCTTGGGCAGGAGGTTCGTGATCGTATTTAGGATCAGGAATTATTTTTTCAACTTCGTTCATAGAAGCTTGCATTTCTTCGTCAGCATCACCAGCTTCAACACCAATGTTTCCTACGTCACTTGCTTCACCACCGTCGCCACCTTCGTCAATATCTTGACTTGGATTATATGCGGCTGCGGCTGCATTTGCGGCTGATACTGATGCATCTTCTGCATCAACTTCTGCGGCACCACTGTCTGGAGGATTATCTTCGGCCATCTGATAAGTCATTTGGTCTTCTGATTCAACTTCATCAACCATTTCTTTATCTTTACTACAAGAGTGACCTGCTTCCATCATTCCACCGCACGACTCGCAAGTTTCTTCATCGTGTGATTGACTACCACCAATACCTGATAGTTTCTTCATCAAACTCATCATACCATCGTGATCGCCAACTACTTCAATCGCATCACCACCTGCGCCAATTTCAGCTGGCTCACCACCGTTATCTACTGTCATTGGATCTGCGTGTGACATTCCAGAACTGTCATCACCACCAAACAGTCCTAGACCTGCCGATTTGATAACGCTCAATAGTTGGTCAGCTTCACCGTCTTGTGCTGATACACTTACTGAATCAGGAGCACCTTGTTGTCCTTTGCTGATAGAAACAGTCATACCTTCAGTAACTTCTTTATCTTCTAATAGTGCATTTAATTGTTTGTCTAATGCTTCAAAAGCAAATGCATCATTCTTAACGAACTCTTTACCACCTAATGAGAACTTGCTACCCTTTGGTGTGTTCTTAGCGGCCCAAGTGAATGGACTTTCTTCAATGTCTGCTTCAGCTAGTTCACCTTCTTCAGCACCATAGCTTGCCATTGTGTTTACTACTGGGGTAGTCTCACCAACGTAACCTTGAATTGGCATCTGACCATAGCACTCATCTAGACCTTCTTTGTAGCCTTCATGGTAGCAACGTGCTTCTTCCATGTCTTCGTAGTTCTTACCACAATGTGCGTGACCACGTAGACCGTGTGCTTTGCCTTCTGAACGTGCGGCATTTAATTTTTGATCCATGCCTTCTTTAACCATTTTCTTTTTGCAATCAGCTACCATTTGTTTTAATTCTTTCTGGTCACAATCAGGATGCATTTTGCAAATTTCTGCTACAGACTTTCCATCCTGACACATTTTTTTAATATGTGACATTGGTGGGCATTTCTTTTTGTCAGTCTTTGATTCTGAATCCATATCTTCTTTAACTTTCTTTTTATTAACTGATTCATCTACATTAGTATTTCTAATAGGCATACCGTTATCGTCTAAACCGTTTTGAGCACTAGTTCCTTTGTTACCAAACTTGCCCATAGCCCCTGCTTGGCCAGGGGCTTCACCAAAGAATGAGTTTGCAAACATCAACAGTAAAAAGCCAATAACTGCCATGCTACCACCGGCTATTGTGCCCCACATTGTGGCAGAGGCGCCTGCCGCACCTAGTAGACCCAAAGTATATAATGCCTGAATTAACTTACCTTGCCAGTTGCCAGCAATGCCTTCAGCCATTTCAGGTTTGTTTGCGGCTCTATCAATTCCTAAAGCTTGTACTACCTTCATAGCATTTTCTTTACTAGGAGTAAAATCACCGCCGGTTGCTTGTTTAACTGCGCTGGCAATTTTTTCTGCATCTGGACCTAATAATTTCATTAGTTTAGGTACCAACATACCTTTGAGTTTGTCCATAATACCTTCGTCAATTTTATCTTTCTTTTTCTTCAAGTCGTTTTTACCCTCACCATCTTCTGCGTAGTCAGGGATACCGTTTTTGTTAGCATCTGGCTTTTTCTTGCTTTCTAATGTCAATGGACTAGCTAATGCATCACGGGGAGGCATATCAGCTTCTTTGATTTTCTTTAATTGTGAGCCTGCAATTTTTGTTGCGGCTTCTTTACCATACTTAGGTGTTAGTTTACGAACTAATGCATCAAAGCCTGTAGTAGCATTGTTATGCTTACCAATGTCGCCTTCTTTCATTTCTTCATCACCGCCAAGTTTAAGAGTACCTTTTTCAGATGCTTGCTTAATTGTGTTAGCAGTTGCCGCATCAGCAGTTCCCATTGGCTTACCATCTGCACCAATGATTTGACTTGCACCTGGCATTGGCTTAACAGTAATACCCATTTCATTCAATGGTTCATACATTTGGTCAAGATATTCTTTGATACTATGCTTCTTAGTTTTCTTTTTGTCATACTTAGGTAACTTAACATCTTTACCTTTAGTTACGCCAAACGCACTGAAGTCATAACTCTTATCTTCACCTGATGTAGATGTAGCTTTCTTTGGACGACCTTTACCTTTTTTCTCGGCAGTTTTGTCTTTAACTTTATTGCCTTCTTCATCTTCATCGTCTTTACGACCATAACCACCTGGCTCAGCAGTGTGCTTGATGCCAGTTTTAGTTTTTGTTGTTGCTTCGTTCAACTGGTCTAGTTGTGATATTAAACTTTTGAAATCCATTTTATGTTCCTTTTATTTAGATGCACTTGCGCCAGTTTGTGGCTTCGGTGGACGTTTGATTGTACTCATTGGGCTCTTTTCACCCATCTGTTTGTCATCCAAGTAAGGCTTGAATGGATCGAATGCGTCAGGTGTTTTTGCACCTGCGTAAGGGGTATCAATTTTTGATCCCTTCGATTGGTCTTTGATACTAGACAAGTATCTGTCACCATAGTTTTTGCTAGCTTCTTTAGCACCAGGTTGTTCTTCTAATTCAGGATGCAATAGTAATGGATTATGACTCATCTCATTAGCATAGCCTACCTGTTCACTATCAATGCTGTCATTAAAATCAGTTCCAACAACACGAACCATATCAACCTGATAACCCAATAGTTGTGCAATCTGTTGAATCATTGGCTCTGTCGCTGGATAGCGAAAATCTGCTTTGATAATAGTAATAGACTGATTACTCAAGTTAGGAAATCCATACGGATTCTTTTGAATAGGAGTTTTTACTGGATCACTAATTCTGATAGGATCAAATTTATTAAGATTGTACTTAAACAAATCTATAAAATTCTTATCCACATCGCCAGCAATCTTGATAGTGTAATTGTAAGTATGTACACTTTCTGTTATATAATGTTTGAGGCTTTTCATTTCTTATTCCTGTATTCTGTATTTATCATTTATCTGTTGTTTTAGTTGCCAACATCTTAAGCAGTTCATTACGGTCTAAACTCTTACCTTCGCCTAACGGGGTAGCATTTATTTCTTCTTCTTTACCTGCTGTTTTCTGGTCTAGTTGTGCTTTTTTAAGCTGTAAATCAAGCATTTTAAGCTTCTTGTTGATTTTAGCTGTCTTTGATGTAATAGCGTGTCCTAAGAAACTACTAGCACTATTAAAGATTTCACTAGCAAAACGACTGTCAACCTGCATACCCAAATCCATTAAATCTTTATAACTATCTGTTGCCAATCTAGCAAGTTCATCCATCTCTGTATCACTTGCTTCTAATCCTCTGACTTGAGGAAGTGCGGCTTCAATCTTATCTAATGCTTCTGCTGTATCCGTTGTAATTTCTTCCATATTTTCAGGTAAAGAAATAGTGATACCTCTATCATTATTTTCTGGAAGTTCAAATAAATCTTCTAATTTTTTTGTCATAAAAGTATTTATTTACTTACGTGAACCGTTTCTAAAAAGGTCATCCTCAGTAATAACTCTAAAAATGTAACCTTGTTGTTTACAGAAAGCCATAGCAGCCTGCCATTTAGCGTGATTGATTGCTACAACCATTCTATCTTTAGCACTAGCAACTTTACTCTCAATAAGACTTTGTTTTTTTGGTTTAATCTCTACAACTTCTGCTATCTGTTTACCATACTTGTTTTGATAAACTACAAAGAAATCAGGTATATATATTGTAGGTTTACCGGTAAATGGATGACGATATGGAACACTGAATGATTCGCTAGCCCAATACAATACGCTTTTGTTACTATCACAGAAGGTCATAAATGTAAGTTCCCAACCACTGCGATATCTAGGAGTATGTTTACCTACATATTTTGTTGGGTTCTTAGGAGTGTATATACCCTGTGCATACTTAGCCATTACAATACTACGTTTCTAGCGACATTCTGATTAGGTTGAGGTACAGTACCTATACCGTATAATGCTGTTTTACTTTTGAAACTGTTAAGATAATATGTAATAACAGTATTCATTTCTAATTTGTTGTTAAGACCTCTAATGTAGTTAAGCAAGTCTAATACAGGAACTTGTGTTTGCTGAGATATTCTAAACAGATTTACTGTGAAATTATCGGCTATTTGTTTTGTTTCGCATACTGATACAAAATATCCACGAACAATATCATACTCATTACCATTGACTACCAAGTCAAATGCGTAAAAGTCATCAAATATTCTTACTGTTGAATCAAGTTGAGTTCGTGTGTCAAGTATTCTAGCCATGTATAAATCTCCTAAAAGTATTTATACATTTAACCTTGACCAGATTGATTACCGGCATTAGCTGGGCCGATTCGTTGAGGGAACGCTAATACATTAGGAGTAGGACTACCTGCACTTGCAACACCTGCAGGTGTTACACTAAATCCAGGATAATATGTAGTAGTTCTAACTGTACCAGGTAATGCTTGCTGTGTTGCTTGTGTTAATATACCGTTGATATCTGATTTTGCCACTTGTTTTAGATTTGAATTTTTAAATGTGTTATATGATGTACCGGCAATTTGAATAGCACCTAAAATGTTACCATCACTTAATGCTTGGGTGAATCCACCGGCTGCATCTACTAAACCACCTTGACCTAAAATTGTTTGGTTAGAACCTAAACGTGATATAGGACTTAGGGTTCTATCATAATTAGCATCTAAGCCAAATCCTGGTACAGTATTGCTAGGTGTGCGTCCATCCATTGCTCCCTCAGCATATTGAACAGTTTCATAATCAATAGTCATTGTATTAGTCATCGTACCATTGCCTGTACTATAATCATATGTATCGTGGCTAAATCTCGTAAGTATAGGATTTATTAATGTGTATAACACAAAGTTGTGTTGATTAAACCCATATATTTGTATGTTTTTAAAGAAAGGTATTTTACTAACACCCTGTGAAGAATTGCTTAATGTTTGTGATGGGGCTGATGTATCGCCTATATATCCCCAGTCCGCATCACCGGCTATTGAGTTATTGTATATATTGCGTGAATTATAATCAGCCGCTAAGTTTAACGGTGTATTAGTTGGTAATTGTGGACCAACACGCCCTGCTGTTATCGAAACTGGTTTAGTTGAATCTTTATAATAATAGGTATAATAGTTATACCACATATTACGAACGCTGTTTCCGTTATCATCATGGAATGTAATGTCTATAGGATCATATTTAATTTTAGTTTGAACAATACGCTTACGATTGTATTGATTCATAACGTGCGTGTCAAAACTATATGAAGGTAATTTTACCGTCTTGACTGCTAATCCAAAGTTTGTTCCAGTCGCAAGTCCAACTGAATAAACTGCAGGATTTATTTCAAAATATACATGGAATAAGAATTTAAGTTTAGGTGCATACTGATATGCATTTGGTCTAAAAGTCTTAGCGGCGTGAGTATAATCACGCAGGTAGTCGTTGCCGAAGAATCCTCCGGCAGCGTCCTTAAGTAAATTTTGAAAAAATCCAGACATGGATTAAAATTTCAATTAACCTTGACCAGCACCGATACCAGTAACAATAGAACCACCCAAGATTCGACCAATGTTTGTACCAACACCAGAAGTCAATGGAGACTGAATAGCGTTATCGTAACGAATAGTCAATGCAATTGTTGCGATTTCATTTGATCCATAATTTAATGCACCATAGTTAGCTACTTTTAAGTAGCAACCATAACATTCCCAAGTTTCTAATATTTGAGGAACAGCAGTACCATTGCCACCGTCTAAGATTTCAATGTTTGTTTGGAACTTATAATCTTGACCAGTAGCGGCTGAAGCTTGCTCAACCATATCTAATTGTTTCTGAACTTGCTGACCTACTAATTTAGAAACGCTACCAGAAGCATCATCTCTTAAATTAACTGTCAACTCATTCCAACTGTGTCTACCTGCCAAATATAATGTTGAGTTATAGATAGGTAGTGTAATTTCTTCAAAACTGATTTGTGGTCTATTGATATCCATTACCTGTTTTGTTAGTTCAACGGTAGCTCCAACACCAAAATTCAGAAAACTAACTCTGAAACGATATTGTAATTTAGGCATTAATAAGCCCTGATTTCCACCTGCGTTATCTGACGCTACGGTCATGTTGAACAATGATTGTGAGGCTGTTGCCATTTTTTAATCTCCTGTATCTTTATTTATCTTTAAGATGATACCCCTTTCGGGGGCATCATTTATACACCTGATATTTCACCTGTGTTTAGAACACGAACCGGGATGTAGATGAATTCAGCCGCTTTTACTGGCTCAATCGCAACGTCTACCCATAATTCATTTCTATCTATTCTTGCCGGGGTGTTATTACTATCATCGCACTGAACGAGATAATCATAAATACCGCGTTTGGCGACTAGATCAACCATCAATGTTTGAATAACACCAGCAATACTATTACGTGTTAATGTATCATTAGGTTCGAATACGAACGGTCTAGCTGCCAATGTTAGTTGACGGCGAATGTAGTTAACTAATCGTGCAACGTTAGTTCTGTCCAATGCACTTTGTGAATTGAAACTGTTTTTGTTACCATAGTTCAACAAGCCAACACCAGTGAAGAACACTAATGGATTGATTTGATTGATATACAATACATCACGAATTCCTAAACGTGTCTTGATTGCTACAAATTCACCAGTAGTACGATCCAAGTAACCAATGTTTAACGCATTGTCGATATTACCACGACGAGTACCGGCTGCCGCTAACCACGGATAAGCAACAGTATCATTACGTAAGAACGTGCGTAACATCATATGTGATGCTGGAACAACAACTTCGTTACCTTGTAAGTCATTTGTAATACCACTTGGGTAGAATAGACCCAAATAAGTGTTACGTGTAACTAAACCAGTCTCACCGGTTGATGTTGCACCTGCGTCATTGTTAGCCCAAGCTTGAATATCAGTAGCACTATCAGTAAGACCTAATGGTGTATCACCGATAATGTAACCTGTCTCCCCACGATCCGCATTCAATACAACCATGTTAGGTTGTAGTTCTGGATAGTTAGGAGTAGCCATCAAGTTAAAGTAGTTATCTTCATCACGAATGTCTGTGTTAGTATCAATTGCTGAACGCAATGCTTGAACAACCATAGCACGTTGTGCCGCACGTCCCATATAAGGAGCACCACTTGCAGTATTACCACTTACTGTTACCCAAGATGCTGTCTCGGTTGGGTAGCTACCTTCATCAGGGAAGTTAGCTGGAGTAAGGTAGTTACTACGATACTGTTTAACATTATAACCTGAACGGCGTGTGTTGAATAACAACATACCTTGTGGATATAGTGTTGGATTAGGAGCATCTAAATCTAAGTAGTTACTTGACAACATTGTTTGTATTGTTGGAATAGGATCATCTGTAATACTTGTATTACCATTTGTTGCCCAACGTGCATCTTGGAATAGAACACCTGTTGAACCTGTTTGGTCAGTATTGTTAATCAATACCCACGTATTCTCACCGTTGACTGCTTGCCAACGACTGATTACTGGATATAATTCTAAATTACTTGTATCAATCCACAAGTCACCATATGCTAATGCAGTACCATCACTTTGTGTTGTAGGTGCAGTAGCACTAATGATAGGGCCATTTACATCAGTTGTATTTGTTCCGGTTGAAGCAGGTGCACCAGTCGTATCGTATGCTGTATTTCTATAACCAATCCAAGCACCGCCTTTTTGAACCATAATATCAACTTGGTCAACAACAGACCAGAACCAGTTAGTATTATTAGCAGGTTCAGTTACTGGAGCACCTTCGTTTGCAGTATAAGTAAATTCAACCCAGTTACTTAACTGAGTTCTATATTCTGCAACAGGGGCACCTGATATATACGTTACTGCTGTTACTGCACCTGTTGAAACGGCCGTAACTTCAACAACTAAATCGTTAGCGGGTGTTGCACCACCAAATACTGTACCAGCAATTGTAATTGTATCACCTATTGCATATCCACTTCCTCCGGCAGTTACACCGTCACCGTTTAAAAGATATGTTCCGTATATTGACTGTGCTTGAAATGTTGCGGCAGAACCACTTCCACTAGTAGAAGTTTGTGCTATACCAGTAGAACTTACAAATACACTTGGACCATACTTAACACCAGTTGTTGTTCCTATAATAAAACCAGCTTCTGTGATTAAACCATTACTTGTACCAGTAGATACAAATGATGAATCTACGTAATCAGTCATAATAATTTCACCACCTTCAGTATGTGTTAACTGAATAGAACCTTCTGTTGTTACTGTTGCTGTTGTGTATGGAATACCAGCGGCATACCAAGCTGTTACAAAATCCGTAGCGTCACTATTGTCGGCTAAAGTAAAATTGTATGCTGAACTCAATGTTGTGCTGCCGGGAACACTTACATAAACATCCATATAATACGGGCCTGCTGTAAAATCAGGGGCTGTATTACTACCTGTTATGACAGTAGGACCAGTTGCAATTCTCTCCCAGAAGTACACCGGTGCCTGAGGGAAAGCACTATTGAAATTATATTGACCATATATACTTCCTGCAGGAATAGCTTGTCCACCTGTTGCATCTAATACTGAAGTAACCGCCCAGTCTGATGTAGCCAATGATATATTTTTTGCAATCCATGATGCTGTTGCAGTACTGTATCTTGATATGACAGGGGCTAATCCATTGCCGGCTTCTCCTACCTTAAGCCAAACACTACCTGTTGGACGAGGCTGTGATTGACTGCTTGTCCATAATGGCATTTGAGCACTTGTGCCGTATGTCAATAATGGGGTATAATACGTTCCTGCAGTAATACCTAATGAACTAAATGATCCTGTTCCACTAATCTCTAGACTAGCGTTTGCTGAATTAGCTGATACACTTAGTCTTTGGCTAGTAAACAAACATAACTTGCCGCTTCTAACTTCTGCACTTAAGTTTGTCCAGCCTAGATTATTAATTGCAGTTGCAATAGTAGACACAGTATTACCAGATGTAATGGTAATAGTAGCAGAGAACAAACCACTCATACCAATAACAAGCGTTCCGCCTGCCGAAATTGTTGGGTTAGAAACAGTTGACGTAACTGCAGGAATATCGAGTCTCCAGGCAGTACCACCTAATACTACCCATACATTATTAGTTGTTTTATAATAATATGTTCTATCAGTACCGGTTGGTGAATTAGTTACTTCTATTGCATTAACTGCATAATCACCAATTGCGCCAATGCTCACTAGAGGAACACCTCCGGATAAATTAGTACTATCTGTAATAACAATAGGTGACTGTAATGCAAACTGACCAGTTGTTGCATTAAATTCATAGATACCCCAAGTACTTGTAGTACTGTCTAACCAATACGTGCCGTCGGCTGGGGCGCCAGTTGGGCGACCTGTTTGACCTACTAAACTTGCTAAGTCAATGTCGCAACGTAGTACGTAGCAACGATTTGTAACTCCTAGCAATGAGTATGCCGCTAACAAACCGTATTCGTTCAATTCATAACCTTGAATTGGTGTACCGTTTGTCGTTGTATAGAAGAAAGGTGTACCATATAAGTTTACTAAATCACGTTGACTTGTTACTTGATATAATTTGTTTGCGTTAGCCGCTGTAGTAGCTACTGCTACTCCTGTACCGCTAGCGTTTGCTTTATTTTGTGCTGTTGCTAATAGAACTAGCGGAACTGAGCCTGTTGCGGCTGGTAAGTATTGACTTTCGTCGGTGATCGTTACTTCTACGCCTGGAGATGTTAATGCCATTTTATTTTTCCTTTATGTAAAATTATGAGGTTTACTACCTAAATTGCATACTATTATTTAGTAGAAAATTCAAAAAAGACGGTATTACCGTGCCTTCGAAGGTTATAAATACTGTATGCTAAGACCTATATGTAAATCTTGCGGAAAGAATCACTGTGCTGTGAATTATATCCGTGAGGGTGTCACACACTATCGAAGCGGATGTGATGAGTGTGGTCGTAAGAAGAAAAAGTTAAAGCCTAGAAAGGCTAACTGGACTAAGAGTGGTTACAAGAAAAAAGCCACTTGTGACTTATGTGGCTTTAAAAGTTTGTTTACATCACAGTTGACAGTATATCACATTGATGGTAATTTAGAAAATATTGCTCTTACTAATTTACGAACTGTCTGCTTATGCTGTATTGAGGTTGTTAAGCGTAAAGAAATAACTTGGCGTCGTGGTGACTTAGAAGTTGACCACTGAGTTGACTTGCTTGTGTAACTCATCAATTGACCCATTGTTATCAATGTAATAGTCATACAATAAACCGATACTACTATACTCGCTAGCGTGTACGCAATAGTTACCTAACTCTACCATAGCTTTTAGTCTTTGTTCGCTACCTTCAGGTTCATTGTTATAATCAACTGCGGCACTATACCATACTGGACGTTCACCTCTGCTTACACGCATTGTAACAGCACCCACGTTCTTTAATGCTTTGACTTCATTGGCAAAACGACAGTCAGTAATCACAATGTTTTCATCTGTTTGACGTAGTTTATTCTCTACACTTGCTACCCAAATATCAGTGTGAAAGTTATTACGGCATACTTCTGTACCCCAATATTGTAAGACCCATCGTGGAGTAATATCCATACCCAAACGATTACTCCACCATTCGTCTTTTTGTTCTCGCCAAGCTCTGCTAGTTTTAGTAGAGCCTTCTAAGTATTCTCTGTTCCAACCAAATACTGCGGCGACTGCATCTTTCAATGAGGCCGCATAACTCATACGTTTAAATCCGTGAAATGTACAAAGATAGTCAGCAATAGTATCTTTGCCGCTACCGATCAATCCTGTAACTCCAATAATCATAAAAAAACTCCCGTAGTATATAGTATACTACAGGAATGTTGTAAAGTAAAGAGTTTAGGTTAAGTGCCTTCCGCCACATCTTGCTCCCATACATTTGTCTCTTCACCTTTGAGTTTATCCCAGAATCTCTTGCCGTCATCAGTCTGATCGCTACTACGTTGTACCGTGTAGCCAAGTCCTTTTGCCCAGTCATACATAATTTCAGCAATTCCTTGTCCTCGATACTCAGGTTGAACCATTAATCTGTCGGCAACTAGAGTTTTGCCATTGATATTGAACATTACAATACCTAATTGTTTACCCTGTGAAGATGCATCGATTATAATTCTGCCGCCCTCTTTAGATGCTGTTAAATCTATTCCGCCAATATTGGCTGTTAGTTTTTTCTTAAATCTGTCGAAAAGACCTTCCGCCACAGCTTGCTCTTGTCCCATATAATATGGACTGTTTAATAATTCTTTGAACCAAGGCACATCTTGATATTCTTGAATTTCACTAGTACGTTTTGGATTAAAATAGAATCCCTTTAATGTTCCTTTGATTGGCATTGATCCTTTAGGGGCAACAATTACTTCTTCATATTCGTCACCTACAGTTTGTGTACCTTGACTTGTGCCAAACATCTTGTAGTGGTTGGCCACAGCATTGCGATCAAACACCAATATCACTGCATTGCCTTCTTTGGTTAAATTTAAGAAATCCACAAACTCATTTGACTCGGCATATTGTTTTGATCTAGTGGTGCTGATTGTGGGATACTGTGTTCTTGCTTTGGTAGATGGCTGCGGGCGGTCAGTTGCTTTGATTGCTCCGGTACGCAGTATACGCATTATGCCTGCAGGCATTGTAGCGTGATAAAGATAGTTATCACCCACTGCCTCATCTAATCCTTCCGCCACACCTTGCTCTACACTTTCGCTTGTATAAGTTGCCCCATAACCTACCCAAGCAGGTGCGGTGTAACCTTGGGGGAATTCCTTCAAATGTTGAATAGTTCTGTGCCAACCTTCAATCAAATCATAACCGTTTGATAATTTAGCAACGATAATGGGTTCTTCACTCACGCCCTTTTGTTGAATTATTTTTAATTGCTGTGCGTGTCTTTCAGCGTCACGCGGCACTTGAAAAGGATTAGAACTACCACCTTCACGACTTAAAATCATTCTTTGCGTTTTAGGAGTAAAGATATCCATGGTTATTGGTAGTTTTTCTAAACGCCATTGCACTTTACCAAAATCATTTCTGTTTCTTTTTAGAAAATCATCTAACTCGGCTTGATTACGAATGCCCTTTGCTTGTTGATATAAAAAATCTCGTTGCACATATTCAGGCCATTGTGTTCTTGGAAATTTAGACTGAACCCAGGTCCAAAGTTGGTCACGGATCTCATTTAATTTGCCTTCCGTCACACCTTCAACAATGAACTCTGTTGCTCTCATTTAGCCTTGTACCCAAGTCAATGGCTGACTGTAATCTACATAGCGTTTTAGTTCATCATACAGTTGTTCCATTGCGGCTTTGCCTTCAGCTTTCATAGCTGTTCCATTTAGTGTTGTGCCACCACCTGGACCTGCAATTGTTCCAAACTTCTCACGTGCTTCACCAATGATTAGTTTAAGATTAGCTAAGATAAAGTCGCCAATCCATACACCAGCGCCCGGATCTTGTAGTAATACTTCTTCTGGTCTTTGAACATCAGCCCAAATTAATACTCGTTCGCCACTACCTTTTGGATCACGAACAATACGAATAACTTTTGTAACTGGATCAAATGTATAGATTACATATCCACCAAACATACGTGCGGCTAGTTCAACATAACCTGCATAGAAGTCATATGTTGCCATACCACCTGCATAGTTATAGTTTAATAGATAAGTGTTTAAAATAGCACTACTGAACGGATCAAAACTGCTTGCTCCCGGGCCAGTCTCTAATCCAACTGTTCTACGATAGATACAACGAACATTGATAAACTCTTGAGGCAGTGTATAAGTATCTACGTTTTTTACAACTGTCATTAGTGTATATGATTCAGCCGTAGCATTTTGTGCTCTTTGACGATATACTTTGATTGCATAGTTGTACGCCGCTTCATAGTGTTGCGGATCTAACTCTAGGTCAATAATGCCATCACCCAATCTATAACGTAGATTGCTGAATAATGCTTGTTTCAACTCATCTAGTGTTAAGCCGGTTGGTGTAGAAAGAATGTTTGCTGTTGCAGATATAGTCATATTAGTTTCCTGATGTTGTATTTATCAGGAAACTATTGGTTCTTAGATATCGCCTTCTTTTCGATTTTCACTATAATGTGCGTCAAAAGTTCCACCGGGATAACGACTTTCTAATTTACGAACATTCTCATCAATCACATCATTTGGGTCAAGATTCAATGCACGACAAGCATTAATCCAGTACCACATAACATCACCCAACTCTCGCTTTAAGTGAAACACTTCTGCTTCTGTCAGTGGTTTACCTTGAAAAAACATCTTCTTGGGCACTTCAATAAACTCACCACCTTCAGCCGCTAATCCTAGACAAGCTGTAAGTAATAGTGGGACGTTGATATCAGGTCCTCCATCATTACCATCAAGTTCATCACAACGGTTCATAAATGTAGTCAAATCATTACTTGCACTACTAGTTACGGCTTCTACAAAATCTTTGTATTTGTTTAAATCAATATTACTCATTAAAATGCTTTCAGTATAATCATATTCTCATTGAAGCGACCATTAGATGTAGTAGCAACTGCTTTAATGTCGTTAAAGAATTTACGAGCTACAGGCTTGCTTCCCATAATTTCTTTTAATTGTTCAGCAGGTTTACGTAGTGTTTTAACCTCGCTTTTTGCTGTATCAAATCCTAGCAATGTATTACCTTTTACAGTAAATGCTTTACTATAATCATCGGCAATATAGTGATGCAGTTTGCGTTTTGCACTATCATAAATCCAAGCTTCACTTGCACCGTGAAGTTTGATAGGACTGATACTAACTAAATCAAGCTTACTTGCAGTATCTTTGAATATCTTTTTATACTTCAATTTAGATACAATCTTTTCAACAGGTACTGCTTTACGTGCCCTAGGAGCTTTTGCGGCTTTCTTAACACTAATGTAACTGTTCAAGTCATTGATAACTAATTCAATAAACTTAACAATGTTTTTTAACTGAATTTTACTGAGGTGATTATAACCCTGAACCAGTTGTGCGTCAGTACCTTTAAGTACTTCCTCAAACTCATTCAGTTTCTTTTTCCATACCTCAGTTAAAATACTGATATGTTGTGGCATCACATTCTTTTTAGCGACTTCATCCATAGGACGTAGTGTATGCTTTGTGGGTGCACCGGATGTGATGAACTCATCAAACAATCCTTCAAGTTCACCTGCGGCATCACGTGCTTTTTCTTTTAGAATGTCCTGAATGTTGGGTCGAGCAGGTGCCTCAACTACGGCTTTTTCTTCTTCTGGTTTATGTACTAACTTTAACAAACGACTAATTTCGTTTTCAAGTGTTAGTTCCTCGTGTTCAGTCAACTCAAGGCCACGTAACTGCATACGTGCCAACCAGCATAGTGTCATTAAGAATTCATTTTCGTGAACTCTACGCATAATTTTAGAATCGTTTGTACGTTTATTGTATTCCAAATACTGACTCAATAATTCCTTAGCATCTTTCTTACCATAGAAACGATTGTACCAAGTAAAACTACGCATTAATGCAACCCTGCGTTTGTCCTCATCAGGTTGTAGAACAAACAATGGTTCATCTCCATAATGTTGTACATCCACATCCCGTGGATTTAATGCTTTAACTAGACTATGGTCCTCTGTATTACGCTTACGTGTTGCCATTAGGCACTCCTTTGTATTGATTTTATTATTATAGCATAACCCATATTTATTGTCAACCTTAGGATTCAAGCGTAGGACATTGCGATAAATACTATTATGCCAAAGTTATCCTTATACCGCCCAAATAAACAGAATGATTATCGTTTCTTTGATAGAACAATATCCGAAGAATTGCGTGTTGGCGGCACGGATTTATACATTCATAAATATTTAGGTCCAACTAATCAAGGACCTAGCATTGATTATACTCAACCAGAATATGATAGTTTAAATCCTACTAATATTCAGGATTTATTATTCCTAGAGAATAGAGATAGAACATATGACCCAAACATTTATAGATTGCGTGGTCATTATAATGTACAGAATTTAGACTTTGATTTAAGTCAGTTTGGTTTATTCTTAAACAACGATATTATCTTTATCAATGTGCATTATAATGATATGATTGATATTGTTGGTCGTAAGTTAATGGTAGGTGATGTATTAGAATTACCTCATTTATTAGATTATAATCCTTTAGCAGAAACTATTCCAGTAGCATTAAAAAGATTTTATAGTATTACTGATGCTAACTTTTCTAGTGAAGGATTTAGTCAAACGTGGTATCCACATATGTGGCGTATTAAATGTGAACCATTAGTTGATAGTGAAGAATTTAGTCAGATATTAGCTGAGCCAATTAACCAAGATAATTATTTAGGAATATGGGATCCAACTAAAGTATATCCAGCTGGTTATGTAATGACATTTGGTGATAAGAATTACATTAGTAAAATAGAAGTTCCGGCTGGCACTATGCCACCAAATACAACATATTGGGAGTTAGATACGGCATCAAATCTTAAAGATATTCTTGCTACTTATAATAAGAATATTGCAATTAACAATGCGGCATTACAAGAAGCTGAACGACTTGTACCTAAATCAGGTTACGATCAAAACAACTTATACATTGTTCCTACATACGGTGAATTTGAAACTAATACTGAGTTGTCAGGTAAGTATAACCAACCTGCACCACCAATCAACGTGGTTGTACCTAACTTAGTTCCACCTGTTGCTACTGTTTCAATGGTACAATCTTCATTGTATAGAACTGCTAGCCCTGTACTAAGAATTTCTGCCGCATCGGCGCAGGCTATTTGGGACATGACTGTTGACGGTGGTGTAGTTGCACCTAACTCAACACTTTCATTACAAACTACATCACTTTTACCGGTACTGACTGACGGTGGTTCAGGTCCGGTATCTGGCTATACTGTATTAACTGTTGATAGTATTGGCTTTAACGTCACCGGACCATATGGTACTGCTGATAACACATACGCAACTGCTGACCAGAATCCAGAGGCTCCTAACTTTACAGGTACAGAACCATACGGTCCAAATACTATGGACTATCGTGCTGACTGTGATCCTAGATTCCAATTCATTGCACGTAGTAGTCCACGTAGCTTTGGTTATACCACTGGTTACTTAACTGGAACAAGTGAAGCACCAAATGGATTCCCTACTGGTGCAGGTATTGCGTTCCCTCAGAATCCAAAGGTAGGAGATTACTTCTTACGCATTGATTACTTACCACAACTATTGTATCGTTGGGACGGACGATTATGGGTAAGAATATCACAGAACGTAAGAACGCAAACTGGTATGACTCCGGGAGATTTGTCACAACAAGCTAGCTTCATAAATAATAGCAACGTAACAGTATTAACTGATGGGGCAACTACTACACAGAAACAAGGTCTATCTACAATACTTACTATTGCACCGGATTCTATACCACCCATACCTTAAAGAATATAAATGGCACAATTTTTCTATGACAATCAGATACGCAGATTTTTAATACAATTTGCAAAAATTTTCAGTTCTTGGCAAGTGACTAAAGGCAAGGATCCTGCAGGCAATGAAATACTAGTTCGTGTACCTATTATGTATGGCGATAGTAGTCGTCAAGCCAGTACTATCATTGCTAATAACAGTGCTAGCAATTTACCAAGTGCACCACTAATTACATATTATATTAGTGCATTAGAATACGATCAAAAACGTACACAAGACCCTACATTTATTGACAAAATGCAGGTTCGTCAACGTAGTTATAATACTGAAACACAACAGTATGAACAAGTTCAGGGCCAAGCATTTACAGTTGAACGACTTATGCCGGTACCCTATACATTGCGTATTAATGTTGACTTTTGGACTACTAATTATCAACAGAAATTAGAACTAATAGAGCAACTAGGAACATTATTCAATCCTTCATTAGAAATACAAAGTACTGATAACTTTATCGATTGGACTAGTTTAAGTGTTGTATACCAAGATGGCATAACATTTACCAGTCGCAGTATACCACAAGGTACAGGTAATCCTATTGACGTATTAAGTTGGAAATTCTATATGCCTATATGGTTAAGCAATGCCGCAAAACTTAAAAAGATGGGCGTTATCGAAAAAGTTATTGCTAGTATCTTTAAAGGTCAAGCATTGGAAGATATACAAGATGATGATTTATTGTTAGGTACTCGTCAAAAGATTACACCATATGGATATAAGTTGTTACTGATTGCTAATAGACTTCAGCTACTACCGGCAGATGAAGCATTTTATCCAAGTAATGAAAGTTTAGAATATCCTCCTCCACCTGACACTAGTTTATACTGGACTAGTTTATTAAATGTTTATGGAACATTACGACCTGGTATCAGTCAGATATGGTTACAGAATCCATTTATGGATACTGAGATTGTAGGTACTATTGTTCCTGATCCAACAGACGATAGATTGTTAATATACGATATTGATACTGACACCCTGCCACAAAACACATTGGATCCTGTAGACAGCGTGGTTAACCCACTAGTCACTGGACCAAACGCAGGACTGCCAGGTCCAATCAATGGGCGTAGATATCTTATTGTAGAAGATGTGGGTAGTCCCGGTAATACTACTATTGCCTGGGGAGCATTGATAGCAAATGCAAATGATATTGTTGAGTTTGATGCAACGTCGGGTGAATGGTTTGTATCATTTGATAGTCAGGCTGCTACCACTGTAGAATACGTAACCAATCTTACTACTGATTTGCAGTATAGATTTGATTATGTCAACAACGTTTGGATGAAATCATATGAAGGTTGGTATAATCAAGGAGATTATTCTATCGTCATCTAATACTGTGATAAATCATAGTATGAACAATATTTCCGCAGGTATCTTTTTCTATTCTGAAAATACAAAACGTTTCCTGTACCTGTTAAGAAATGATAACAAGAATCCGGGTAACTGGGGCATACCCGGTGGTAAAATAGAAACTGATGAAACATTACTTGAAGGTCTACAGCGTGAGTGTATTGAAGAAGTAAATTACTTTCCTGAACACGCTAAACTTGTGCCCATTCAAAAGTTTGTTAATAATACATTTACGTATCACACATTCTTTTGCAAAGTATCAGATGAATTTACTCCTATATTAAATGATGAACATTGTGGTTATGCTTGGGTAGGTAATAAACAATATCCCAAACCATTACATCCGGGATTGTTTAATACAGTTAACTTTGATGTTGTTCAGAAGAAACTAAACGCACTTACAAAAAAAGAGACCTAAGTCTCTTTTTTTATTTTAGCAATTTTGCTATCGTATCGAATCCCAATGATCCTATTACAACACCTGCCCCCATCATCATCCATCTCCACTTTTCTAATGCGGAGATTTTTTCTGACATTGATTGATGTGCATTCGAACTAGCGTCCTTCATAGCCTTTAACATTACCCTAGTATCATCGTTGTTTTTAACCATCTCAACGTGTATATCTCTGATATCCGTTTTTATTTCACGGATATCATCGGTAATGTTTTGAACCTCTACCTGAAGAACTGCTATATCGGTTTCAGTTTTTGGCATTTTGATTGTCCTACTAGTTGCCATAATTATTAAGCGTTAGCAATAGTTACGATTGGGTTAGGCTGACCGTCGTATGTATTAGCGGCGTATGCTGTGTTGAATGTAGCGATAACATCAGGGTTAACTGTGTTCAATACCGCAGTACCTGTACCAGTACCTGCGGCAATAGCAACGAATGACACACCTGTCATATTAGATGCCGCACCACATACTGACCAATCTGTTGTACCAGTAGAGTAAATTGTATATACTGTACCTACACTTAATGAACCGGCTGCAACTTGTGCTGGGAACACTTCAGAATTGTAATCATTAACACTTGAAACAAATGCTGTAGCAGAGGCTGCATCAGTGGACAATATGTTCATTGTATTTGGTGTCAATGCTGTGTTAGCAACATTCGCTGTATAACATGGTGCGATTAAACCAGTTGTACCACCTTGTACTAGATATTTTGTCTTACCTTTTTGACGTACAATGAAACCTGCTTCGTCATTTGCATAAACATAATTTTGACCTACGCCAGTGATAGTTGCTGATGCGTTTGCTGCCAACGTGATACTATCTTGCAATGCATCAGGCGTGCCTGTTGCGGCTGTCATAACTTTTGGTGCACCACCTAATGAAGCAGAAACAGTAAATGCGGCTGCGTTAGGAGTTGAATTAACAAAGTATGTTGTGCCTGTAACTAGTGTACCTAAGTTAGCACTGAATGACACTGGTTGATTAACTGCCAATGTCAATGCGTTACCTGTTGTACCAATGACGTTGCCGGAAACAACTGTATTAGCAACTGCAACTGATACATAACCGAATGTAGCTGTAGCAAATCCTAAGTTAGTAGTTGTACCATATGCATCAACTGCTTGAATTGCGGAACCAGTAGAAACTGTATTTGCAAAGTCTGTACCAGCGCCATAAACTAATGTACTAGCATCACTTGAATAAATGTTACCTGTACCAGAGATACCGATAGCGACACGTGGTAAAACCTGTGAGCCAACGATTGCTGTGTTACCACCAACTACACCATATGTATTAGCGTTAGTTGCAGGGAAACCTGCACCACCGAATGGGTTATTGAAGTATGCATCAACTACACCAACAGACATTGACACTGATTGACCAGTAGTATCAGTCAATGTAACCGGTGTACGTGTTGTATTTGCACTTAAGTCAGTAGCGGAAACTGTAAAGTTATTTGCATCAATAACTGTTAAAATATAGTATGTTGTTGCGGCTGATATGCCGCCAACTGTACTAGCTACTACGAACGGCATACCTGCGATAACGCCAGTTGTTGTTAGACTTTCAGTTACGGTAACATAACCTGTTGCCGCTGTTGTATCTGTGATTGTTAAGACTGCTTGAGCCTTTGCGATTTTTAGAGGACGTCCCATTTGTTTTTCCTTTGATAAAATTAGCGGGTTCTAGCCGCTACGCAGTGGGTAACTGCATAAACTCTCAGAATGAGAGTGTATGATGTATTTATCAAAAAAGGGTAAAATTAACCGGTAAAACTGCCAGTTGGGCTATTGAAGCCGGTCGTTCCTGTGTTAGTATCTGGCATACCTAATTCAGTTATAGTAAACAATGAATTAGCACCTGCAGTTGTTAGATAAGAAACAATGTTTCCTTGTCCTACTATGATACTGTTATTA